GTGAAAATATGGATAATAAAGGCAGTAAATCAGATAAGCCTAAATTAATGGTGGTAAAGCCTCAAAATAATCTAACAGCAAAACAAGAGCGATTTTCTCAGTTAGTCGCTCAGGGTTCAATGTCCTATAGTCAGGCTTACAGGGAGTCAGGATATAGCGTTGAGAATATGAAGGCCAAAAGTGTTAACGAGTTAGCTAGTAGGCTGTTAGTCAAGGTTAGGTGGAGAGTAGATGAAATTATTAGCTCTAACATTGCTCTATCGGAGCGAAAAGAGGAGACCCTAAAAACCTATATCGAAAACAAGCTTATGGAAATTGTAGAAAACTCAGATCAAGACTCAGCAAAAGTTAGTTCATTGGCACTTCTGGGAAGGTCAATAGCTATGTTTAGCGATAAAGTCATAGAGGAAACGCAGGATGAAAGCATATATGAACTGGAGAAAAAGCTTAAAGATAAGCTAGATAAATTAAAAATCCTTTAATATCAATGACTTAGCACTATTGAGGCAATAAAAGGCGCATAACTTACATTATGTTATTTTTTTTACCCCACCTACCCCCACCCCCACTAGTTATCACGGCACGCACGTTTACATATATATAGTAATCTGCGTGAACAATTTGCTAAAAAATGCCAAATGTCACTTTGACGTTAATAAGGTGTCTATTTTGTTTTCTAATCTGGATAGGTGTTCAAAGAGCCTATTGATATCATCTTTGTGTTCAACCTTGTTCATATATTGCTCTCTGGTTTTGTTTAGGAGAATGTCGATACGTTTTATTTCGTCACGTTGGGTTTTGATGTACCACGCCAGTGGTGCAATCACTAAGGTGATTAAAAGGTTCCACATTAAGAATGGTTCAACTACCACAATAAACTCCTGTCATGTTCTATATGGTATACCATAAAACATATTATGGAATAATATGTTTGGTTAATCATGGTATGTGGTATACCATGGTATATGGTTAACCATATATGTAAAGGAAAATCTTTTGTCTGAATACAGAAAATATCATGCCTCCACCAAGGCGAAGAGGGAGAGAGCCTTACGGAATAAGAACCGTAGGGAGGCGATACGCCAAGGAAGAGTACGGAAAGGTGATGGGAAACATATTGATCACAAGGATGGCAATCCAAAAAATAATATGAAAAGAAACCTTCGTGTGGTATCAGCAAAGAAAAACAGAAAGAAGCAGTAATGGAGCTATCCCAGTTCAAGGATAAGATTGATTTACTCCCTGTTGATCAAAAGAGGGAGATATTGCAGTTACTGGAGAAGTATGAGGAAGCCAAGGATAGAGAGAATGCCAAGGAGGGTTTTCTGCCTTTTGTCCATATGATGTGGTCAGCCTTTATTGGTGGGTCGCACCACAAGATTATGTCTGAGGCATTTGAGAGAGTGGCACGAGGGGAATTGAAGAGATTGATCATTAATATGCCCCCACGGCACACCAAGTCGGAGTTTGCTTCTTACTTGTTCCCTGCGTGGTTTCTTGGGCAATACCCAAATAAAAAAATTATTCAGACGGCACATACGGCTGAGTTAGCCGTGGGTTTTGGAAGGAAGGTGCGAAACCTGATACAGTCACCAGATTATCAAAAGATATTCAAAGGCATCACTTTATCGGCTGATAGTAAGGCAGCGGGCCGTTGGAGTACGAATAAGGGTGGTGAATATTTTGCGATTGGTGTTGGTGGTGCTGTAACTGGTAAGGGTGCTGATGTTTTGGTGATTGATGATCCTCATTCGGAACAGGACGCACAGTTGGGGCAGTATAACCCAGAGGTGTATGACAAGGTGTATGAGTGGTATACGTCAGGTCCAAGACAAAGACTGCAACCAGGTGGAGCGATTATCTTGGTGATGACACGATGGGCAAAGAGAGATTTAACAGGTCAGATACTCAAAAGTATGGAGAACAAGTCAGGGATTGACGATTGGGAAGTTATTGAGTTGCCTGCGATTATGCCGTCAGGAAAGGCACTATGGGGAGAGTTCTGGAAGTTAGAGGAGTTGGAAAGTCTAAAAGCAGAATTGCAAGTTGCCAAATGGAACGCTCAGTATCAGCAAAATCCTACATCGGAAGAGGGAGCGTTAATAAAACGAGAATGGTGGCGATTGTGGGATAGCAATAACCCACCCCCCTGTGAGGCGATAATCCAGTCGTGGGATACAGCATTTCTAAAAACAGAACGTAGTGACTATAGTGCGTGTACCACTTGGGGTGTGTTTTACCATCCTGACGACACCACAGGAATAGAAAAGACACATTTGATATTGCTTGATTCGTTTAAGGCAAAACTGGAGTTTCCAGAATTAAAACGAGCAGCCTATGACAAATACATGGAGTGGGAGCCAGATCAGATGATTATTGAGGCAAAGGCATCAGGTGCGCCTTTGGTGTTTGAGCTTCGTGCTATGGGTATACCTGTCACGGAGTTCACACCCACCAGAGGTAACGACAAGATTGCCAGAGTAAATGCTGTTACGGATTTGTTTTCGAGTGGCACTGTCTGGTATCCACCCACACGGTGGGCAGATGAGGTTATAGAAGAATGTGCCTCTTTCCCCTCTGGTGATCACGATGACTTAGTTGACAGTACCACACAGGCTCTGTTAAGATTTCGCCAAGGTGGATGGGTTCGAGCAGAAAGCGATGACTGGGATGACGAACCAAAATACAGAAGACCAGTGGAGTATTATTGATGTCAGAAAAAAATAAAAAAAAGAATGGTATGACTTCCAAGGAAAAAGAAACCCTTATAGGCACGGTAGCAGGTCTAGGAGCCAGTGGTGCAGTGCTTTACCCTTCAATAAAAAAACTTTCAAAGATGATGCAAGAAAATATGAAAAAAGAAAAGAGTGCTAGAAGAGCCAGAGTTGGTGGTGGTAACATAGCTTCTCAGTTTGGCATGGGTAAAAGAGGTGCAGAAAAAATGAGAAAAAGTCCTTTCGAGTTAAAGAAAGGTGGTGTAGTTAAAATGCGTGGTGGTGGTATTATTGCAAGAGATAGATTAAAACCAACAAAGATAACCTAACATGGTAGTTGATAAACGATTAGAGCCTTTCGAGGTTGATATAGAGAAGAACCCCTCTGAACAAGAGTTAAAAGTTGAAGTGGTAAATCCAGACGCTGTATCGATAGAAACAGAGGATGGTGGTGTCATCGTTGACTTTGAAGGTGATGTCACTGAGGATTTAGTCGGACCTAATCATAACTCAAACTTAGCAGAGTTTCTGGAAGACGGTGATCTTGAGAAGATGGCTGCTGATCTTATCGATGATTTTGAGAGCGATAGAACATCACGAAACGAATGGTCACGATCCTACATCAAAGGTCTTGACTTGTTGGGCATGAAGATTGAAGAGCGATCTCAGCCGTGGCAAGGAGCGTCAGGTGTATTCCACCCACTTCTAACAGAAGCTGTTGTTCGTTTTCAGGCACAGGCTATGGGAGAGATATTCCCACCCAGTGGCCCTGTACGTACAAAGATTGTGGGTAAAAACACAAAGGAAAAAACAGCACAGTCACAACGTGTAGAGCATGAGATGAACTATCTTCTGACAGAAGACATGACGGAGTATCGTGATGAAATGGAGCAAATGCTGTTTCGTCTACCTTTAGCAGGCTCTGCTTTTAAGAAGGTGTATTACGATCCGATTATGGAAAGACCATGCTCCATGTTTGTGCCTGCTGAAGACTTTGTAGTCTCTTATGGTGCAAGTGATCTTATGTCTTGCCCACGGTACACCCACGTCATGAAAAAGACAGAGAATGAAATCAAAGAGCTTATGGTGAATGGTTTCTATCGTGACGTTGAACTAACAGACCCACAACAGGACGAATCAGAAATACAGGAAAAGTATGATGAGATGGATGGGGCTGAACACGTTTATGAAGACGATGAGAGATACACTATCCTTGAGATGCACGTTGACATTGATATGCCAGAGCCATTTCAGGATAGCGATGGATTAGCAAGACCCTATGTTATAACCATAGACAAGTCATCACGAGCCATATTATCCATTAGAAAGAACTGGTATGAAATCGATCCTAAGAAAACTAAACGTCAGCACTTTATTCACTACAAGTACCTACCAAGCCTTGGCTTCTATGGTACAGGACTTATACATCTTATTGGTGGGTTGGCTAAATCGGCTACGTCCATACTGCGTCAGCTTATCGATGCAGGTACTCTATCGAATTTACCTGCTGGCCTTAAAGCTCGTGGTCTTAGGATTAAAGGGGATGATTCGCCTCTCATGCCTGGTGAGTTCAGGGATGTCGATGTCCCTGGTGGTGCGATACGAGATTCCATTACGTTTATACCTTATAAAGAACCATCCTCAGTATTATACCAGTTGTTGGGAAATATTGTGGAAGAGGGAAGACGAATTGGGTCGGTAGCTGATGTACAAGTGGGTAACATGAACCCACAAGCCCCAGTGGGTACAACACTAGCCTTGTTAGAGCGATCCATGAAAGTGATGTCTGGGGTGCAAGCACGATTACACGCCTCTTTGAAAAAAGAACTACGCATACTAGCTAAGTGTATCCATGACTTCATGCCTCCAGAATACGCTTATGAAACAGAAGAGGGTAGCTTCTCACGAACAGAAGATTTTGACGGACGAGTGGATGTAATTCCAGTATCCGATCCGAATGCATCTACAATGGCACAACGAGTAACACAATATCAGGCAGCCCTACAGTTAGCCCAACAAGCACCACAACTATACGATATGGGAAAGCTACATCGACAGATGCTAGAGGTGTTAGGAATAAAAGATGCAGCCGATATTATCAAACTACCTGACGATATAAAGCCGAATGATCCAGTAACAGAAAACATGGCGATCATGAAGCAAGAACCTGTCAAGGCGTTCAAGTACCAAGACCATGAAGCCCACATTGCTGTACATACTGCTGCTGCTCAAGATCCAAAAATACAGCAAATCATTGGTCAATCGCCATTTGCGTCTGCTATACAGAATGCCTTGGCAGCTCACATTACGGAACACGTTGCGTTCCAGTATAGAAAAGAGATAGAAAAGCAGTTAGGCGTGGAAATGCCAGACGAAGACAAGCCTTTACCAGAGGATGTAGAGGAAGAATTGTCAAAATTAACGGCAGAAGCTGCTGCTAAAGTCCTGAAAAAGGGTCAGGCAGAGATGGCTCAGGCCGAAGCAATGAAAAAACAGCAAGACCCACTGACAATTATACAGCAAAGAGAGTTAGCCTTGAAAGAAGCTGAGTTTGAACACAAAAAACAGCTTGATATTGCTAAATTGCAGTCTGATGTACAGAAAACTAAGTCAAATGAGAAGATACAAGGGGCTAAATTAGGTATTCAGGTAGCTACAGAGGCCGATAAATCACAGAAAAAGGCTATAAAAGACGGTGTAGACATAGGATTAAACCTTGCAAGGGATTTAGCCTCTGATGAATGACGATTATGGGCTGATTCTAAAACGAATCAGTGATCAAAAGACCCAAATATAGGAACATTTGTGCATGGGAGGAGCTAAAACCTTCGATGAATACACCTCAATGGTCGGTGAATACAGGGGATTACTCAAAATAGAGCAAGAAATTTTAGACTTGCAAAAGAAAGCCATTGAGGATTAAATAATCCCAACGTACTTAAACGCAAGGCAACTGTGAGCCTAAATCACTGCATGAGGTAAAAATGTATCAAGCTGTAAAAAAGGAAAGTGACGAAAAAGTTGCTTCTAAAATGCCCCAACCAAAGGGCTACAAACTCTTAATATCCCCAGTAGAAGTAGATGAGAAAACCGAAGGTGGTGTGTATATGCCAGATGCATTGAGAGATGCTGAAGGTATAGCGTCAATTATAGGTTTTGTTGTAAGCATGGGTGCTGATGCCTACAAGGATAAAGATAAGTTTCCAAACGGTGCTTACTGCAAAGAGGGTGACTTTGTGATTTTTCTTTTTTTTTCAGGCACTCGTTTTAAAATACATACACAGGAATTTAGATTAATTAACGATGACACGGTTGAAGCCGTTGTCGATGACCCAAGAGGATATAAAAGGATATGAACGAAGTAGCAGAAAAAATGGAGGAGCAAGAAACCCAACAGGATTTAGACTTTGGGGAAGATAAGCCAGTACAGTCACCAAAAGCCAATGACGCACCGTTTGAGGTAGAAATTGTTGACGACAGACCTGAAGAAGACAGAGTTGCAAAGAGAAACGAGAGTGCAACCACTAATGTTGAGGACGATGACGATGAAGCCAAAAACTATAGTGAGAAGGTGCAAAAGCGTATAAAGGCTTTAAAATACGACTATCACGAAGAGCGTAGAGCCAAAGAAGAAGCCTCTCGTCTACAGGAAGAGGCACTAAACTACGCCAAAAAACTTCAGAAAGAAAACGAAGAACTGCGTAAAAGCCTATCTGATGGTGAGAGTGTCTTAATAAATCAGGCTAAAGGTAGGGTAGATGCAGAGCTAGAAAAGGCTAAAAAGGATTACAAAGAAGCTTACGAATCAGGTGATCCAGATAAGTTAGTTGAGGCATCCTCTGAATTGGCAAGGATACAAAGTGAAAAACAACGTGTTGATAGCTATGTGCCACCAAAACCACAACAACCTAGAAAACAAGAGACACCAATACCTCAGCAACCCCAGAAACCACAGGTGAGTCAGAGAGCCTTGGACTGGGCAAATGAGAACACATGGTTCAATAAAGATAGTAAAATGACTTCGTATGCTTTTGGTGTTCATGAAGAGTTGGTAAAAAAAGGTGTTGTCGGAGACAGCGAAGAGTATTATAAAGAGATAGATAGGGAAATGCGAAAAGTTTTTCCAGACAAGTTTGACGATGTTATTGAAGATGAGGAAACGCAACAGAGTCAGACTGGCAACGTGGTTGCCCCCACCAAACGGAGTGCAAAAAAACCACGCACAGTGCGACTGACCTCAACCCAAGTGAACCTCGCTAGACGCTTGGGTCTCACAAAAGAGCAATATGCAGCGCAATTAATGAAGGATCAAGGAAATGGCTGATAGAGAACCAAGAGATAACGAAACAAGAGAAATGGAATTTCGTAAGAAATCATGGGAAAGACCTACGTTGTTGCCAACACCTAATCCCAGACCTGGGGTTAAGTTTCGTTGGATACGAACAGCGATCATGGGTCAATCAGATAACCCTAATGTATCTGCAAGGTTTCGTGAAGGTTGGACACCTGTCTTAGCCAAAGACCATCCTGAGTTACACGTTATGTCTGACATCGATTCACGATGGAAAGACAATATTGAAATTGGTGGTCAGCTACTCTGTAGCATATCAACCGAAAAAGTAGAAGCTCGTAAGGAAGCCCACAAGGAAATGGCTAACAGGCAAATGGAATCTGTGGACAATTCTTTCTTGCGTAATAATGATCCTCGAATGCCAGTTCTGAAACCAGAGCGAAGCACTCGAACAACTTAATGGAGGTAGACATATGTCTAGCATATCTGCTCCTTTTGGGTTAAGACCAGTAGGAACATTAGGTGGCGAATACACTGGTGGTTTTCGTCAATATCCTATCCTATCTTCTCAATCCACAAGGATTTGTTACGGTGATGTCGTTAAGCTAAATGATGACGGTGGAACCACAACGATACAGAAGGATACAGGTACAAGTTCAGCAACACCTATCGGTATTTTTCTAGGATGTCGTTTCAT